CCCGCTAGGTAGAGCGTCCACAACGTCCTGAGGAAAGCCCATAGCCACCAGTTCGCTACGGGTCATCATTCGACGGTGAGCGCAGAACGGAGTGTCCTGAACAGTCCGCCCATTCTTGGACATTAGGAACTCTTCAGGCGGGACATTCTCGATAACAATCTTGCCTTCACCGACCTTTTTCTGGACCTTTACCGAATGCTTACGGTAAACCATGCCCATAGGGTCAATTACTTCTTCGGTGTCTTGCTCGACAATCTCTACAGAATCATCTGAGAGCAGAAGCACCAATTCGTCATCGGTAAGGTCTTTATACTTCTCTTTTACGACATCTGTTTCGTCATTCCAATAGGCTTTGACGATACCAGTCTTTTGCAGCAGGGCATCCTTAAACCAGTTATGCAGAATTAGGAATCCTTCGTTCTGGCGATAGAAAACCCAGTTTGCATATTCGGTGGCTTGCTTAGCGAATTGCTCATCGCCCGGAGACTTAGGCTCGAAAGCCACTACGTCATCCGTAGACGTAAACACGCGAATCAGTTGAGGCAGAGCACCATCTACTGCTTCTGCTACTTCACCAGTAACGATTTGTGAGCGACCCTCAATCTCATTACCAAGCGGGTTACGCAGGTAGTAATTAAGGGCTTTGGTACGCTCATCGGTGGTATCGGATTCAAGATACCCAATCGCATCGTCAATCTCAGATTCGAGAATAGCCTTCACTTGAATATCAGTAATCATACAATCCACCTAGTATTTACATTTAATGGACGATTCCAATCGGAACCATCCTCTCTTAATCCAATGGCAAGATACCGGAAAGCGTCAGCAGCATGACTAGACCAGTCGTGTAGCGGCCTATCATAAAAGACTGCCCTCTTTTCGTCATACTCACGACGATAGTTTCTTAATGCGTCCAGACCAGTTTTAGTCTTATCAATATCGAACCAGCAGCGAGGCAGCATTTGACGAACAGCCTGTATCCCATCGGCTACAGATAATCGAGGAGCAACGGTTATCTCTAGGCCTGCTTCCTCTAGGACTTCCTTACGCGATTTACCTGTGCCGAGTTCACGCACTTCTACGTCATGCGGCAGTATCTGCGTCGCATGGTGATAGCCCTGTTCCTGTAGCCACTCAAAATAATGGTCTAGACCGACACCGTGATTCTCGTGGTAGTCGATTAGCCTAATCTCTTTAGAGGCGATTTGAGCGACCCAAATTGCTGTGCTGTCACTCATCCCTAGGTCCCATGCGCAGAATGTCTTAGCGAGGCTCTCATGCGGTATACGGGCTATTCTCTGCTCGGTCTCTAGGTCATTAATCAGGGAACCGTAATAGGAACCCTCTACTGCTGCGTGGAATGAACACTCAAACTCTTGGGCATACTTGTCATCGCCCATTTCTTTCTTTGCGGACTCCAACTCGGAACTATCGAGAATCCCAGTCTCTGAAGCCTTAAACTCCAGAAGCGCCCAATCATCCGATGAGGATGCACGGTCTCTAAAGTCTGCAAAATGATTACGGCCCTTAGGCGTCCCGAGGAATAAGGCGAATCCTTTCCTATCAGCGAGAGCAGGGCGAATGATTTCATTCCAGATTTTAGGGTCCTGGTCAGCAATCTCGTCAATCACTACTCCGTCGAAGTATTGACCACGCAGACTGTCAGGATTATCAGAGCCGTATAACTGGATTCGTCTACCGTAAAACTCGGACTTGAGTTCAGACACGTTTAACTTAGCGTCCAGAGGCCGTGTAAAGCGCTCCAGATAGTCCCATGCGATTCGCTTAGCCTGACCATAGGTCGGGGCAATGTAAGCGTATCTAGGGGCTTCCTGTCCGTTCTTTAGGGCAGAGTGGATTAATTGATTGATTGCAGCAACCGTCTTGCCCATCCGTCTATGTGCAACGACTACGGTAAACCGATTAGCAGCGACTGCTCTATGGATAGCCCTTTGAGGTTCTCTAGGACGATATCCCGTGTCGATAACTTTCTCAGTCATCGACGCCTGATACCACGCGAATAGCAAGGGGCTGGTCCTCATCGCCTGCAATCTCTGTGCGAGCCATGTCAGGCACAACCTTCTTAAGCAGAATCTCGGCAGCCTTAATCTGAGTGGATTTCAGTTCCACCTCGCCATCAACGTGCTGCGCAAGCCTGTTGATAATTTGAGAGATGCGAATCTTCTCTTTCCACTCCTCAGAGAGTCGCACCTTTCTAGTCCTAGCAGCCATGATAGACGTTCCTTATCAATTTCGTGTAATCCATAACTTTGATTTATTGCTCATTTTCTGAGCATACTAGTTCACAACTATAAGGTTTTGCTTATGGAGTTTGTATCAGAACAAACTATTGGACCGAGACACTTTTCTATTAGATGATTCGTCCATGCACTCTACGTTGAGTGTGATAACTAGGAGTTAGATATGAAAGCCTATAAGACCATGCTTACTACCATTCTTAAGGATGGGCATTCTGTGTCCGTTTTCGATGGTGAGGAGTGGGCAGTTAAGCGTTCTACTAGCCTTAAGGAAATCATCTCTGCTATCGAGTCTGTAGAAGAGGCGCAGATTAGGATTCGTAATGCTGATAATGAAGTTATCGGTTGGGCCTTAATTCTGCCGGGTGAGTGTGGCGGTGCTGGCTGGGATGATTGCACTATTGCAGACCATACCGACTGCGAATACATGAACAAGGTTGCAGCCTAATCACTCACGGGGGCGAAAGCCCCCACTAAGGAGACTCTAATGTTCGCTCATCAAGTAATCATCCTAGCACGTAAGCATCTGACTAATGATGCCTCTGCCCGTCTGTGCCTTTCTGATGCTAACCGTATCGTTGAGGAGTGCGGCGACCTTAATGCTGCCAAGCAGCGCGCCCTCCAATCTCTTGCTTACTCTGTAGGCGCATTCCATCCGGACTACATTCGGGCTACTAAGTAATCACTCACGGGGCTTCGGCCCCTGTATAGGAGACTGACAAAATGAACAAAGTAGATTTAGGAATCAATCGCCGCATTCCTGTCCGTTGGCAGTATGCCCAGATTGCTGAGTGGCGTGATGCACTCGGCCCCAAGGAACCTTTGTATATCGCTGTCTGTAACGAGCCGTGTATGGATGCACCTGAATGGGTAGCCGGTGGTGCTCATATGTGGAACGGACATTATGCCGTCAATCGTGAACCTTGGAACGGCTAAACCTTATAGCACCTATAAGAAATACTGAATAGCACTAGACCGACTTTTGTGTTCTCATACTTATACGGATAGCGATTGACTATCCACTACACGGGAGACAGACATGAGCCGCATCACCATTGCCACCATCAAGAAGTTCATCCGCAACAATCCGGAACTCTACATCCGTAACACTAGCGACTTCGATGGTATGACCGATTGTGTACAGCAGTGTCAACACAGCATGTTTCGCCTTGCTGAACGCACCGAGGGCCATCGCAACGAACTTGGAATCAAGGGCGCGTGGTTCGTGTTTGGTTCGCGTGACTACTTCTCGCCGTTTGAGACCGACACTCTAACCGGATATCGCGTCTATAACTGCTGCGGTTCGTTCACACTAGCCATCCGTAAAGAGCGTGCAGCAGCATAAGCAAACACTTATAGGCCGCATAAGTAAAAACGATAGCGCGGCCTTCCATCGTATGTTCCAATAACTCTACGCACTACAGCGTATACGGAGACCACAAAATGGCTTTCATTAAGGTTCAGGTTCCGGCAGTTGGTGCAAGGATTGGCGCAGTTGACGGCCCGGGCGTTTTCCCAAGCGACAATCCCGGAACTGTTATAGCAATCCATGAAACTGAATTCGGAACTGATGCAATTGTTCTTATGGATTCCGGAAAGATTGACTATTGCAGCGGAATGACCAACGCTGGGATTGGCTGGCACTATTTGTAACGGAGGCAAAAGTGAAATCTGATGACTGGATGGATTCGCTTGATGAAACTGCATACATTAGCAGCATCGAGCAACGGAACAGAGAAATGAAAATTTTGCTCTCACGCATCCTGTGGT